ATGTTTAACTTTGTTGGGACTCCAGTTCCTTTATTAGAACTGGAATCCGTGGAAGAAAATGGAAAACGATTTTACCCTGTTCCTTCAGGGGAAAGGTATCCATCTGTAACAACAGTAACTTCCATTCGTTCAAAGGAAAGCATTCTTACATGGAGAAAGAGGGTAGGGGATGAGGTTGCTGATAAGATTTCTTACCGTGCCTCTAGACGAGGTACATCACTTCATGCTATGATAGAAGCATACCTTAAGGGAACCATCGTTGAAGATCATGAGAAGGAAGTATTATCGTCGTTTCTCTTCAAGATTTGCAAAGGGGATCTTGATAGGATTAATAATATTCATGCTCTGGAAGCCCCTCTCTATTCTGACTATCTACGTATTGCTGGTCGTGTTGACTGTATTGCTGAGTTTGATGGGGTTCTAAGTGTAATTGATTTCAAATCATCGTCTAAGATTAAAAGGGAATCATGGATTGAAAATTATTTCGTACAAGAAACAGCATATGCTGCCATGTACTTTGAAAGAACAGGAATTAAAGTTGAACAAATTGTCACGATAATCTCTACTGAGGAAGGTGAGTGTCAAGTTATTAGTAAAAATGATTTGTCAAAATATTTTGCCCTCTTAAAAGTGTATATTCAAGAGTACGAGGAACAAACCAATAATGGAATTTGATGACAGATTTATGACACAAGCAAAATTTAGTGATGAAGTCGAGAAGATTGTTCTGGGCAGTAATGGTATGACAAATTATATTGATGCAGTCATTTCAGTGTGTGATCAATATGAAATTGAAATTGATACTGTCTCTAAGTTAATTTCAAAACCCTTAAAAGATAAATTAAAATTTGATGCTCAAAAATTAAACTATATTAAAAGAACTACAATGGGAGTTCTTCCAATTGTATGACAGGATTTGATGTTTATAAATTGTATTTGTCCGTAAAGTTACATTTCACATCGGACAAGTATAATTTTTTTCAGTATCAAGGTAAGAGCAAAGCTTCTCTAGTTTCATATGAGAAAAGAAAAGACAAATATTTTTTTGAGAAGTTAGCAAATAAATATTCATATGATACATTAGTTGAATATTTTGTATCTCAATTTGTTGCCGAGCAAGATGCATGGCTTGGTGATATCGTGAAGGCAAAAGGAGAAAAAGTTTATTACAATTGGAGAAAAAACAATCACCAATTAAATAATAAATTTGAGGATGAATTAGAACAATTGTTATCCCTAATTTCACCTCCATATCAAACAAACATAGACAAATTATTTACCTGTGGTTCAGGTACTCATCCCTTAATTGTAAAGGCATATCTCAAAAAGTCTATTAGTCTTGAAACTTTAGTAATATTAGAAAACATTTTCTCCTTCACACAACATATAGACAAACAAATTTCTGATCCACTTTGGAAGTCTATTATGAAAAAGATTGTTAAGTATTCACCATTTTTAAATATAAATGTATCAGAATATAAAAAGATAACTAGGAACAAGATGACATGTCAGACTTTTTAAAATCAGAAATCGTACAAAGAGAAATGTACGAGATGCAAGTACTATACAAGAGATTATCAACTATTGTTGAGCATTTACGGAGCTTGGATAAAGAAGAGAAGATAGAGTTTATTTCACAAACTAAAATCTTAATTGAAAAACAAAAAGTTTTCTATGCCAGAATGACTCTGGCATCCCAACATGATGATGAACTAAAGGAAATTGTCAACAATATGAATCGATTGTCGAGAGTGTTCTGTGGGGAACCTATGAACGTTGTCCTCGATAATATGACTAATAAGTTAGACTCATACATCCCCACTTGACACTGCATAAATAGTGTGCTACTCTTAAGGAGTGGCAAATAAACAAATCCACTAATACAAAAATACGGAGAATACGAATGTCTTTTTCACAACTCAAGCGCAATTCTGGGTCTGCCTTTGATAAACTGACTAAAGAATTGGAGAAGATTTCCAATCCAGAATCTTCCAATGGTGCTGATGAGAGGTTTTGGAAACCTGAAATGGATAAGTCTGGAAATGGTTATGCTGTAATTCGGTTCCTACCAGAACCCGATGGTGAAGAACTTCCTTGGGCAAAGGTATGGAGTCATGCTTTCCAAGGACCTGGTGGTTGGTATATTGAGAATAGTCTTACCACTCTTGGTAAGAAAGATCCAGTTGGTGAACTGAATCGTCAACTGTGGAACACTGGTAGTGATGCTGATAAGGAGATTGCACGTAAACAAAAACGTAAACTCTCTTACTATGCGAATATTTACATTGTAGAAGATCCCCTTCATCCTGAGAATGAAGGTCGTGTGTTCCTGTACAAGTTTGGTAAGAAGATCTTTGATAAACTGATGGAAGCAATGCAACCTCAATTCAAAGATGAAAAACCTGTCAATCCTTTCGATCTGTGGAAAGGTGCTGACTTCAAACTGAAGATCCGCAAAGTTGAAGGTTATTGGAACTATGATAAATCAGAGTTTGCTGCTGCAAGCACTCTTGGTAAGTTTGATGATGAACAACTAGAGGCAATCTGGAAGAAGTGCTACTCTCTTTCTGAGTTTGAAGATACTAAGAACTTCAAGACCTTTGAAGAACTGGAAGCACGATTGGATATGGTTCTGAATAGTTCTAAACCCTCTTCCCGTAAGGTGGTGGATCTGGAAACTCAAGAGGATGAGAACTGGGCACCTGCCAAAGCATCTAATTGGGATGAAGAGATTACCTCCTTTAAGAATACCAAGGTTGCAGCAGTTGCAACTGTAGATGATGAAGATGAAGACAAACTCAGTTGGTTTGCCCGTCTTGCGGAGGAAGATTGATGTTAATTGCAACTAGGGAACATGGTGATCTAAAACTTTATTATCAAGATGATGGTCAATGGACGCTAGATAGAAGGAGAGCTCAAGAGTTCGACACTTCTAAAGAAGCATATGACACTTCTAATTTCCATCAAATGTATGATGTAATTCTGGAGGAAGTATGAAAATCGTTTTTGGTTTGATCGGTGCTCTGCTTTTAAGTACACCTGCTTATGCCCACCATGATGAGTACATACCTGGCACTATTCCTGGATGTGATAGAATTAATGGAGTCGATGTCTGTCAAGATGGATATGGGAATCGATGGATTCCCCTGCCAAAAACGAGAAGGTATCGGTACTATCGACAACCTGCACTTGATTGCGGTACATCGACTCTTACAATTCTAGGTGTTCCTATTCTTGGTACGATAAATGAATGTCGGTAACACCTAAAGAGGAATGGGATTACATCTGGTTGTGTTTGAAGGAGACCCTCCAAATAATTTTGGATAGACCAAAACCAAAATCGACCTTAAATTCCCAAATAGTGCCAAAAATTCCCCCAGGTAAAAATTGACCCTGGGGGTTTTTAGTAAGTATTTTTACTTAGTCAAGTAATTACCAGCAAGACTTGTTTTAGTGATAGGAGCTTCATCTTCAAGCACTACATCATCATCGTATTCTATGAGTTTTTCAAATTCTGATATAAATTGACCTAGATATGATTTTTTTAGTAGATATATTTCTCTCTTCTCATCATTTTCTTTGACTATGTGCTCATAGATAGTGACTGGGTGCCGAATTGTTAAACCAGTCAATTGTATGTGGGTTTCTGGATCTCGGTATGTGAAGTTTTCATTTACAATTATACCTTCTGGTAAAATTACAACACCATTGTCTAATTTTACTTCATTTGTTTCATAATGGTGAATAGAACTTAGTGTGTCTATATCAGGATAATGAAATTGAATGTACTCCCACATTTCATTTTGATTTAATGGCCATTGAGCATAGACATTTGTTATTTGGTTGCATAGCAAAACAATCCAATCATATGCTGGATCTCCATAATATTGGAACGCAATTTTATCTGGTCTATCACCTTCTTCAATGGTAATAGGGCTGAAAAGTAAAAATTCTTTTTGTAGATTATTTACTAATGCTACATTGCGAAACATGTTTTTTACTTTTATAAATGGCTGCCTGGTTCCTTCTGCAGGACCCATTCTGATCCAGACATCAGGTAAATGTTTAAAGTAAAAATTGTCTGCCATTTTATCTACCTATTTAAGGTTTGATTTTGTTATCATTCCAGTTTCTCTAAACTGTAGATCTAGTTGATAGGATAATACACCAAGATCTTTCGTTGTATCTCCATCAAATTCTTTTAATGGTTGATAACTACCATCAGGAGTAAAGTTTACTGTCATACCTTCAAGAACGCAGTAAACTGGAAATCTTACCAGTGACGTTAATCTCCGACTTGCATTTGCAGCTCCAACACCACCACCCTTCTCAATTCTAACTAATTCTAATTTGAAGAAATCTGGAATTGTTAACCATCTGTCCTCCGTTCCTCCCCCACCAGGATCTAATAATCCAGGTTTTGAGGCAGGTTTTGCAGCTGGTGGTGTTGGTGCTGGTTTTGCAGCACTAGCACCTGTTGCAGGTTTTGTTGTTGGTTTTGCTTTCGGATCCTTTGCTCCAGGAGTTGCAGAGGATTCATTATTGGTTTCTGTTTTATTTTCTGCTTTAGCTGCTCCAAATTGCTCATCTTTGTCTGCTCCAGAGAGATCTGGATGCATGGCAATTCTTAATGCTTGTAAGATATTTTGTATTACATTAATATCTTTGCTAGTATTAACAGTTAGTTTAAACGAAAACGAATGTGCCCTAAAATCAACTCCCTGAAAAGTTAACTCTTTATATGGGTTCAGAATTTTACCTCTAGTTAATTGTGAGATAGTATTAACATTCACTTGTCCACCAACACCTGTAACATCAGCAACTCCACTAATAGCTGATGCAAGTGCAGACATTCCAACTTCAGGTTTTAAACCATTAGCAGCATCTTTTAGTGATGCTGCCATAGATGCAGTGTCACCTCTTTGATTTGCCATTCTCATAGCCGAAGCACCCAACATACCTAAAGAATCTGTGTTATATCCAGCTTGGAAAGATTCTGACAATTGATGTGGCATATATAAAAATATGGTTTGTAAAACCTCAAAAGTATTATTTGTTGAGTTTCTTACACCTCCACCACCACCCCTACCAACGTAGTTGGAATATGAGTTTTTCTCTGATGAGATAATCATTATTTTTAAATAATCATGTGCTTCCTGGAAAACCGCATTGCCTTCGATTCTCCTATCAGCATTTTTAAATTCTAGATCATTATAGTCTGGATAAACAAGTACTTGTGCCATTTATGTCTTATTCAGGAAAATACTTACCATCATATCCCAAAAAATATAGAGGTAACGTCGCTAACATTATTTATAGGAGTTTATGGGAACGTAAATTCATGGTTTATTGTGATTTGAATGAGCATATCCTTGAATGGAGTTCAGAAGAAATAATTATTCCATATAGATCTCCCCATGATGGTAGATATCACAGGTACTATCCAGATTTTTATGTAAAAGTAAAGAATGAGGTAGGCATTAAAGTTTATATTGTTGAAGTGAAACCCAAAAAGCAAACAGTAGAACCAAAACTACCAAAAAGAAAAACAAAACAATATATTAATGAAGTATTTCAATATACTAAGAATCAAGCAAAATGGAAAGCAGCTAAAGAATGGTGTGCTGATAGGAAATATGAGTTTAAAATTGTAACGGAAGTAGATTTAAAGGTATGAGAACTCTATACGAGCAAATTTCAAAAGAAATGAAAGGATTTGGTAAAACTAACGATTTTTACCGTGATTGGTTGTTTTCGAAAGTAAGTGGTCATTTTACAACTAGTCCAAAACCAGGTCAAATGTTATTTTTCTCATATAATGCTCTTACTGCAGATACGTTAAAATGGTTTGATAAGTATCCCTTAGTGATGGTTACAGAAACTACAGAAAATCATTTTATTGGGGGAAATTTACATTACGTTTCTCCCAATTTACGAAAATCTATAGGTAAGCAGTTTCAAAATGGTAGTCTGGCATATCCGATCAAGATGCATCATAAATACTTACGATCTAATGTAAATTCCCCCTTGTTTATTATTGATAAAATTCAATGGGCAGATATTGGGTTAATACCAACAGAGTGGTTTGTTAAAGTTGAAAATGGGAAAACAGTAAAAGTCTCTTCTACACAAGTTTGGAACAGTTAAATGTCATACAATAGGTTTGATAACTTTAAAGCTAGGGTTGCTGGTGATCGTCAGTGGAATCCAGCCACCAGTAATTTGTTCGGAATTAATATTCTTATCCCCAACGCAACATTTTTGGCAAAAATTGGAATATCGGGTAGTGAGTTGGATGAGAGTTTAAATTTCCTAGCACAAGAAGTCACTCTTCCAAGTAGACAATTAACTACCATGGAAACAAGAACTTTTGGTACTATGATACGTCATGTCAGTGGTACGACGTTTTCAGAAATTACCATGAGTTTTCTTTTGACTAAAGATATGTGGTGCCGTCTTTTCTTCGAGAGATGGATGAATTATATTACTGATGATGCATCAAGTTTTGTCATGATTCCCGCAGATTATAAAGCTATTCTACGAATTTCTAAATGGGAAAACGGTTCTAATGTTATTTTGAGGAGAAAGAATTCTGAGGGAAGGGTAGTTGGATCTACGAGAATGAAAACTTGTACAGGCAACTGGATGCTTGAAGGTGCTTTTCCATTCAACATTAGTACGATGACACTTAATAATGAAGAAACTACTTTATTAAAAACCGATGTTTCATTCTATTATGATAGATATAGGTTTGATAACGTTGGTAGTGGTAGTATTTCAGGTCTGAAGGGAGATGATAAGTATGTTGATGATATTAATTCACTAGATACTTTGGTAGGATCGTGGAATTCTCAGTTAGGAGCAACTCTTGGAAACCTACAATATGAGTGATAAATAATTTTAATGAAATGTATTTGGAGTAATTATGCCTTTACCTAAATTAAGTGTTCCTGAATATGAAATGGAATTGCCTTCAACAGGTGAAAAGATTAAATATAGACCATTTTTAGTTCGTGAAGAAAAGATTCTATTCATGGCAATGGAATCCCAGGATGAAAAAGAAATGGTTTCTTCAGTTAAGACAATTATCAAAAATTGTACCAACCTTAAGAGAAAAGTTGAAGACCTGGCTACCTTTGAAATTGAGTTTTTATTCCTTAAAATTCGAGCAAAATCTGTTGGTGAGACCTCAACATTTATGATCACTTGTCCTGATGATAATGAGACTCAAGTTGAAGTGAAAGTTGATCTAGATGATGTTGGATTGGAAACTAATGAAAACCATAGTCGTAAGATTATGTTAGATGATAGTGTAGGTGTTTTAATGAAATATCCATCTTTAGATACCTTTGTGAAATTAAATCTTAGTGAAGAAGAAGCACCTTCTATGGATAATATGTTCGAACTTGCTGCAACTTCTGTAGATCAAATTTTTGACGGTGAAGAAGTGTGGGAGTGTAAGTCAACACCCAAAAAAGAAATTATGGAATTCTTTGAGAGTATGAATAGTGCTCAGTTTCAAAAAATTCAACAATTTTTTGAAACCATGCCAAAACTAAAAAAAGTTTTGACAGTTAAGAATCCTAAAACAGAAGTTGAAAGTGAAGTCGTACTTGAGGGATTAGCAGCTTTTTTCGCATAGCTTTGTTGCATGATAATTTGGCAAATTATTATAAAACTAATTTTGCTCTCATGCAGCACCACAAGTATAGTTTAACAGAATTAGAAGATATGATACCTTGGGAACGAGATCTTTATGTTAGTTTATTAATGAAGTGGTTGAAGGAGGAAGAACAGAGGCAACGTAATCAAGCATCACAAGGCAGAGTAGCACTCTAATGGCAGAAGTAAAAGTTAGACCATATTTAAGCATTAGACCCGCTCCCGTCAAGGGGAGTGGGATGTCTGCATATTATGTTGCAACTGT